TTATTCTTTACTTTGTCTTTTTCCTTGTCCCTGGAGAAGTTGCTTTCTTTGGGACTGGGGTTGACTTTGAGTTTGTCTTCTTCGCTGTAGGTTTTGAAGGTGTAGGTTTTGTTTGGGTATTTTCTTGGATAGGTGTTTCCACGGATATCGTCTGTTCCACCACCGGCTCGATTGTCGGCTGGGATATCGGTAGGTCCTTCTGCTCGGTTACCCGAGGTTTTAATTTTAGAAAATTCAGTAGAGCTTTTAACATTTTTTCCCTCAAAGATATTTAATTTGCTGCGTCTAGTAAACCAATCAGAAGCTAATTCTGTGTAATTTTCATTGGCGGCAAACCTATTTATATTCTTGTAGGTGTCTGTAATGTTTTCTTCAATGAAATCTAGTGTCTTGTTATTGTCGAATTCGATGAACACATCAAAGGATTCTGCAAAGTTTTGTTTGTTTTTCTGTGATTTTAACCACTTTTCATGGCGGATAGACTCAACCATCATTCTAGATAGTTTAGTATTTCTCTCTTTACTGGCTTCATCTGAGGTGTTTACGAAGACCATCATAGTTTCATAACCTAATTCTTCCAGTTCTTCTTTTATATAATTAATTCTATCTACATCATCTGCTGGACTATTAATAATTAAAGGTCCACGACTACGGATAGATTCTCTACGGAAGTCGGAAGATTTTTCCGACAATCGTTGTTTGTCGGCCAAGTAATCATAAGCTTGCACGGAGTTTAACTCAACAGCATTTCCAATTGGAACCGATTCACGGATGACAACATCTTTACCAGAACCAGGTCCACCTGTTACAAAAATTGCTTTGAACATACCATAATAATGACTCTCATGCAATCCCATACCTTTTCTAGTATCGTGCATGAGTTCTTTTGCATGGTCATCTGAAACGTGGCCAGGAACGCCTTTTCTAAATGATTTTAAATCTTTGTTTTTAGCGTGTTCACGCATTTTGGTGCCAGACATACCTTCAGAACCTTCAGCGTCTGGATCACGGTGACCTGCTGAGTGTACAGTTATCGATTTGAAGTGATACGGTACATGGCCTTCTTTGTTGGCCTTACCATTATACTTGTGCAAGAGGTCGTGATACTCTTTAACACGGTCTGAACCTGCAACAACATGGAGGTGAGATACCCCCTTTTTATGTAATTCAGCTGCATGGTGCATGATTGTTGGATGTTCTTTGGAAGCAGATACAACATTCGTGTCTGGTGCATATCGTTTAAGGTGTTTAACCTTTTGTTCACCAGAAAGAGGATTCTTTTTTGCATCTTGGGAATGAGATACAATCACAGAGTGTGAAGCACCTTTTTTCTTAGCAACATCTTTGACTTTGTTAATTAACTTCAAATGTCCGGTCGTAGGCGGATTCATACGACCAAATGTCATAACGTGGTGATTTTCACCTTCAGATTGTTCTTTTACTAAGTCTAAAAATGATTTCATTGTTATGAGCCGGTCGTTTGGCCTGAGCCTTTAATTGAACTTAATGGGTCGCTTTGTGAACTAAACTTTAAAGCATGACGACCAAAAGTTTTACCTTTATGTTTGAAATGCACGCCTGCACCACTATGATGTACTTCAATATTTTGTGCATCTCTATAGATATGTTCGTGATGTTGACTAGGTTTTACAGAATGATGTTGATGTTCACCTTTGGATGTTGTATATGTCGTATGTCTAATATGACTATGGCCTTCTTTTTCCATTGGTGTTTGGTGCGAATGTAGTATATGTTTAATATGATGCACCAATTCAGATTTTGGTAATGAATTTAAATGTTGATGCAAATCTTTTGCAACCTTATGCAAAGTTTCTGTATTCTTCTTGTGTATATATTCTTTCATTTTTGGGTTTGCTTTTAACATTCCCTTGCGTTCAGAAGCATTAGAAGCCTTTTTTAATTCTGGATGTTTTCTTAGTATGTCTTTTCTATGGTTTTCAAGATGTTCTTTAGCTTTTGGACCAGCAGATTCTATTCCTGGATTTGAAACAGGAACATTTTTACTTGAAGAATCGGTTACCTTTAAACTAATACCGTGATGGAGAACTTGCATATTATCCTCTTACTTTTTGTGCGTAGTAACTACGATATCAGAAGAATCTTCTGTTTGAGAAGCATGAATGCCCGTTGAACGGTGCAAATCTCCAGGTTTTGAAGTCCAATGTACCGCATGAATTTTGTGTCCATTCTTTTCTACTTGTTTTTTAATATCGTTGGCTGCACTTTTTGCTCTATCATTCATTTTTTTATAATCATTAGCATGAATAGTAGGTTTCAATTTATCGTGAGCTTCTTGTGGAGAATCACCGTGTTTATCTGCGTGTTTCTCCATGTGCTTACCACCATTTAGGTGATATCCTACCAGAAGTTCGTGCATCTTTCCTTTTGTGTCTGAGGATACTTTACCTTCTTCCGGTTCAGTAGATTCAAATAAATTCTCCAAATCATTATCATCTTCAAAAGTTTCAAGCTCTAAAGTTTTTAGATATTGCTCAATTTCTTTTTCTTCGATGAAATAATTTTTAAACCCCTTCATTTTCTTACCTTTAACAAATTTTGTTTAGCAAATTCAGGACGATTTACCAACTTTGTAGGTTCTTCTTTGCCGTTATGAGTGTGATTAACCACAAATCCTTCAGGTTTAGATTTTTTGCCTTCGATGTGGTGTTGGTACTTTCCTTCATGTGTTTCTAAGGAATTAACCAAATGATTTTTGGCTTGAGCCATATGATGATGCATACTTAATAAATTGCCATAATGTTGTTTATTCTTTTCAACATGAGCAATCTGTTTACTACCTTCACCAGTTTTTTCAGCTTTAGATTTTTCAGTTTTAACTTTTGCAGCCATCTTATCATGTTCAGATTTCAGATGTTCTTTGAAACCTTTTACATTAGGTACCTCATCATGTCTTACAGTCTTGTTAATGTAAGTTGATAAGTGTCCGTGTTCACCACTATGCTTTGGATGAATGGAGTCATACATCTTGTGGCCATGGGTATCATGTATTTCTTTAGCTGCAGCCATATGTTTATGGAAGCCAGATTCATTCTCTGGAGAATGTTTTACTTTACTTGTATCATGTTCTGCACCATGTAGATGAACGTCTGGATGTTCTTTGAATTTACTTAAATCTGGATGTGCGTGAACTTTCATGTTTCCGATATCGGATCCATGATATTGTTGGTGAACGACTACACCAACCTTAGACTTCTTAACTTTTTTTGCTTCATCACCATGTGCAGTATAGGTGATTGTATTGGGTGTAAAAGAAACATCGCCTTTTGCTTCTGCAATATATTCTTCATGTAGAGTTTTTGTATCTGCATGATGCATCAAATCACCTTGGTAAACACCAGTCTTTGGTGTTACTTTTGGTAAATGTTTGAGTGCGTGTTTAAGTGTTTTGGCAAGACCTGGAGCATGGCCATGGTTCTTGTCAATATCTTTGTCTGTATGGTTAATCTTTGGATTCTTATTGAACGCAGACTTGGTTGCAACAAAGAATTTACCTGTCTTAGGATGATGACCAAAAACCAATGATGGAGAACCATCATACTTCATTGTTAAGTTGGAACTTTTCTGGCCGGCCTTCATATGGGCGTGTGCTTTTTGCAATGCACCATAGGCGTGTTCAAATCCATCGTGTCCGTGCATTAACGGTCTATCTTCAGGATGATGAATATGTTTGAGCTGAGATGATTCTTCAGCTTCTTCGGTCAGATACGTTTTAAATGTCAACATTAGTTTTCCTTACTAGATTTGCAACACACTATGGTCGCTAGAATACTACATGGGTTGTACTATTTATACAACATCCAAAGTTTCACAATCAAACCTTAGAAAAATTGGGTTAGATACATAGTCGCCCAATTGTTCGGTTTTTTAAAACATTTTTTGGGTCCAAGTTTTTGGTGTTTTATCTGAAACAATTTCTAAGTCTAAATGATACAGAAATGGCTTAGTTCCACGCCTTTGGATATAGTCGATTTGTTTTTGTAAAGACTGTTCCAACGTGGTTTTCGTTTCATATCCAAAATATTCTCTAATTTTATCAGCAGAACAGTTGGCGTGTTTAACTTCCTGTGGACGACCTGGCATGAATACCGGATCTAAATTAAAATTAAGTAATTTGGCGACTGTCTGTGCAAGTTCAATAATTGTTACTGGATTCTCATCAGGACCTATGTTAAAAATCTCTCCAACCGCCTTAGGATTCTCTGCAAACTCTACTAGACAATCTACGTCATCTGATATGTCGGAGAAGCACCTAGTCTGTGAACCGTCAGCATAGATGATTGGTTGCCTATTTTGCAACATCAAATTAATCATAATACTAGCCACATTTCGGAATGGGTCATCATACTTTTGACGAGGTCCAATAATATTATGTGGTACGGCAATCACCAATTCAATACCGTGAACATCTGCCAAATTCTTAAGCAAAAGTTCTGTACCCCATTTAGCAATACCATAAGGGTCTTGTGGTTTCGGTGTCAAGTCTTCTGTAAACGGAACAATTTCTTGTGTACCATATCTTGCCATAGAAGAACAATGTACAAACTTGGGAACACCCGCTTGAATAGCGGCAGTCATTGCATTGACAGCAATTTGTGTTGTGTTCTGTACAATAAGAGATGGAGAAAATACTGATAGACCCTCATATGCAGTACAGGCTGTATGATATACAACATCACAATCTGCCATCATATCTTTTAGTCGGTTGAGATGCAATAAATCGCAATCATAAAATTCAACATTATCAGGCACATTATCACGATAACCTCCTAATAAATTATCAATGCCTGCGACTTGATAACCTTTGGCCAAAAATGCGTCAGCCAAATGACTACCTAAAAATCCTGCAACACCTGTTATGAATACTTTTTTCATTGCCATTTTGTTCCTTCAAAATCTAACCAATATGTTTTCATCGTTCCCTTTTTCTCCGTCATCCAATAAAGGGGTGTAGTATGTAGAAGGCCTCGGCTGGAGTAATAATAAATTGGTTCTGGTCCTCGGTCTAAGGCGCCAACGAAATGAGATAGTCCAGTATCACCACCAATATAAATCTCAGCCGTCATAATATGTTTTAAACTTTCTTTAAAATCTACACTATCTTTCCAACCAATAATGTTAAAAGGTTTAGGATTGACAATAATTTTTTCACCGTAAAAGTTATCATATTTTTTAACTAATTGGAGAAATAACTCTGTTGGCCAATTTCTGTATTGATTATATGGTGCATCAAATAGTGGAGATATTACTATCTTTTTTTCTTTTGTATGTGTGTTTTTTATTTTAACCAAATCACCACACACATCTCTGAAATCCCAAACATTAACTTTGCGCCACGATAGAGATTGTTTACCAGGAATAGTAGTAAAGTAATTTGTTTTCTCTAATAGAAATTCGTAAAATTGTTTGTTGTATTCTGCTGGGTTTATACCATGAGATTCGATGTAGAATTTTATATTTGGATCTTTGTTACTATTTCTAAGGTGTTCTACAACATTTGCAACACCAAGCATATCACCATTGCGTAAAGGACCACCAAAGGTATCTGGTTCAATATTAATAATTGTTGTCATAGTGATAGTTCTGAAGCGTGAACCAATTTTGCTTTACGATTCAAGTAAAAGTGTTTTTCAAATATTTGATTAATGTTCTTACCATTGTCCCAAGAAATGTTATCACCAACTCGGTGTTCAGGTCTCCAATCTTCTGCTTTCCATACACAATACAATTCTTTATTGAGTAGGTCCGCCAACATACCAACACCTGTAAAATTTGTGATGAAAGGCTTTGTTAGATTCTTAATGATATAAGCATTCTCCAACATAGGTCTTTCAAAATCAATAAACTCACAATTTGTTAAGTGTGATAGAATATGTGTTTCTCTGCGAGTATCAATCTCACCAACAGACCATCTATCACCAACGTAATGAGTGTCTTTCACCTCAATATCATAGTTTGGTGTTTTTATTACAAAATTATCGTCTACTTCAAACTTCATTCCAAAATTGTCTTTCATAAAGTTTTCATAACGACAAGTTTCAGTTGGCCTGTTTGGATCATTTTTATTTTCTCTTATTGGCCAAGAACTCATTTGTATGACATTACCATACATAAACATATCATCATCAAATACAACTTCAGTAAACAAATCTTGATACATCAGAAATTCCACAAGTCCTTTAAACTTCTTCATTTCTTTTTTGATAATTAAAGAATACTTACCATATTCTTTACTGATGCCTGACATAACAGGCATACCATTTAAAAAATCACCTAGATTAGCTGTACCATTAAGATATATCTTCATTGTAATCCTCAAAAGCCACAAACCAATTATCAGGAGAAACCTTGTGCAATTCAAACATATCTGGTTTATACAGGTACGACATTAATAACAATGTTTGGTCATCATCAATCAAATTATTTTTCAGCAATTCTTTTGTTGAATGATGAACCAGATTTTCAAGTATATACCAAGACTTCTTGCCACCAACAATACAAGGACCGGTAATGTGTACATCATTATTAGCAATTACATCTTGAATGTATGTACCTTCAACCCAATCTTTAATATTGAAGAAATGCATTTTTTCTGGATCAAAATTATAAGACCACTCAGATATTTCTAGGGGTTTTCTACAATAACCAAAATCAATCCATGCCACCAATTCATTAGGAACATTTCCTGCTTCTATAGCTTTTGTAACAAAAGAAGATTTTAAAAGATTGACAAGGACATAATCAGCATTCCAGTATTCTGGATTCTTTATCTGAAGCGGATTAATTTTAGCTTGATATTCTGGCATTCTTTGAACTCTTTTGATTTCACTACGAAGTGTTTCAAACGAGTCATCAAAATCAATTCTGATTATCTGAGTGGGATTGTTTCCACGGCTTTTCTTAATATCTTCAACAAATTCTTTTGAAGTGAAGATAACCATATTATTTTTTAGTTTAGCCAGTTCAGAAAACCTATCAAAATAAGTTTGATTGGTTCTTTGGAGATAATGAGGCAGGCCTTTGTCTGGTGTCCAATCGCCTCGGCCAATGTCGAAGAAGGCGGTCACAATGCTTATATTATTCATACCCAATAGTATTTCTTATAGTTGTTTACAATTTGAATTGTTGGAATACAATCATCAACAAATTTATCCCAATCATATCCGTCATTCGCATGATGATGTGTGTCTGTCAAATATGGATTAGTTGTATAGTCTTTACCACATAACATATAGTATACAACCATATAACAATCCATAAACCCAAACGGCTGATAATAACTTTGAATGTTGTCGTGGTTTTTCTCAAACCAAGCATACACTCTTTCATAATTATTTAAAAATGTATCTACTTTATATATCGAACCACCACCGCCACCATAATAATTTGTCTTAGGTTTTTTACCAGAAAATTCTTCAATCATATCTATCACTTGTGCCGGAATAACATTTCCATGGGTGATATGATGACCAGCCATTTCCCATTCATCAATTACTGTTATTGGTTTTTTAATCCAAACATCATCTTCAACCATCATTATATGAGTGGTGCGACATTGCTGGCAAGCTTCTTTAAATCTTTCCAACCAACGTGAAAGTTTATCCCACTTGTAACTTGGATAACCAACTTTGTCTGTGTAATAATTATAGTCTGTAATGTTTGAAATAGCAATACTTGACAAATCATCCGCAGCGTCCGAACCTAAGAAATAATATGCATTTGGATAATACTTTCTTATATTCGATACAATATGACCCGTAGCTATTTTCTTGCCAGCAGAAGCAAGATGTAAGAACGACAATGTTGACATTATCTTACCACGAACATAATACTATCGGACATACCTGAAATTTCACGAGCATCAATAACTTCATATGTCATCCAAGGTGGAACTTTCAATTTGTATTCTTCTGTCCATTCCATTTCTGAGATATCTTCAATCACAAAAACTCCGCCATCATTTAATTTGTCTAAGTAAATGTCGAGTGATTTTAGATGACTTTCTTTTGTATGAGGACCATCATCAATGATAATATCAAATTTTGGTAAAACATCAGCAAAATCTTTGTTGTAACCGTCTGCATAGATTACTTTAATTCTTGGATAAGGTAAACATTTTTGCATAGCACCAAAATCTACCGGATCTATGCCGTAGATATCAGCATCAGAAAAATATTCATGAAATACTGCAAGACCACCACCTCTGTGTACACCTATTTCTAATAGTCGAATTCTTTTATTGCGATATTTTGCAAACTCTTTATCATAAAATGCTGTACAATATTTGTGATTAAACTCTTTGTCTGTTCCAAACTCATAATTTAAATCATTACGCAAATTCTTATCAATCATAATATCAACTAAAGTCTTCATGTTATTCTTTCAAGTAGAGTCATGCCATTATTATTGTGTTTTCTTTCAACTAACTTCCAATGAGGATTGTCTTCTAAGAATTCCTCAATCGCTGGCCAAATACCAGGCGGAGGACCTGGAAGAATTAAATCTTCTTCGTTTTGGTCATTGTCAGCAAATAAAGTTGTATCGTGTAACATCAGATATTTTCTTGTTTTTGGAGAATGTAGAGCTAACTCTATTCTAACCTGTTCATATGAATGATAACTGTCTAAGAATAAAAAATCTGTAGGTTTAATTCTAGCTACTCTACTACTTTCTAGGTGTAAGGTGATGTTACGTCCTAGTTTTCTGGCTTCTTCAAACCATTCAATACAACCTGCTTGCGGTTTAATTTCATAACTATGAATCTCAATATCATGTCGTAATAAAGCTCTGGTTGATTCGCCACGGCCAACGCCTAGTTCACAAGCAGAATCGCCTTTAGCGGCTATTTCAGAAATCCAAGATAGGTGTTCAACCATATCGGATCCGTATTTGCCTGCACAAGCATCTTGGTATTCTCTTTCAAAAGGCATGATAGGTGGCCACTCCATTGTTAAGTCCTGTATACAAAATAGTCTTCAGCTTTTGCTTCAGATGTTGTTGATGATTCTTCTTGTTTGAACATTTGCGCCACAACTTTTTTCCATTCGGGAACACGGTCGTATTGATGTACTATACAAAAAGGAGTTCCTGGTGGCGTTCCAGCAATAATATTATTATCCAAAAATGAATTCAATCCAGTTCTCATAAGTCCGTCTTTCCAAACAGGTTCAGCTTCTGTTAAGAATGGTCTGAAAGATTGAATCTTGGAAGGATCAACTGTTGTACCTGCCTGACAAGCCCATGCATCTGCTTGTTTACAAAATAAAGTTTGAGATTTATAAGGTTGAGTGTTAATCAGTATATTATATACCGCTTGGTCACAAATTTGAATCGGTCTATTGACTGCATTGGTAAAAATATTAAAGACCATATCTTTTACATATTCAGCTGTACCACCAATAGTCCCTACATTATAAATTTCATTATCTTTAAATTGGTCATATATGTATGGTCCATATGCCTGATTCAAATTTTCTTTTCCCCAAGGTTCATCTTTATATAACAGACTTTCAGAACCAGCAACAAGACTTGGTTTTCCCTCGGAACCAATACCATGGTCTTTTAAAAATTTAAATGGATCGGTTTGAAAATAAACATCTTTAACATCCGTTGTAACCACATATTCATAATCTTGCCAACGAGTCCTTAAGAACTCATATATCGAAAGAAATCGTAACACATGAATAGGAATGTTAGCTTTGGCCATATCACAAAGCGAAAATCCTTTGTTGATTAGGATTGATTTTGTTTCAGATGATGCTTCACCAACAACCAATACTTTTTCTGCGTCAGGCATTACTTTACAAATAGATTCAACCCAAGGTTTGAGTTGGTTATAATTGTATCCTGTAAAACCACCGATAATTAAATTTTTCTTTGCCATGGGAATTCTCCATTATATTTTCGTTTCATTACTTCATTACCATTCAAAAAGAATTCCGCATTAACAGAACCTGGATTACCATCAACACGGTAGTTGACTGTGTATAGTCCCGTACAATGAAATCTTTGAAAGTTTTGCGCTAGAGCCGATAGAAATACTCTATCTTGACCCCAACCTCCGTGCCACACTTGTGCTAATTTTATCGCAACTTCTGTCTTAAGGCAATAGGAATTAGTATCTATATGATTGATATCATGGTATGTTTTCCATTTGCCTAAAGATTCACAATCATCATTACATATATATTCGCCTTCTTTATCGACAATTCTTCTGAGGGAGTATGACCAGTTTAGGTCATCTTTTTCAATCGTTTTAATACATTCTTCGACATGGTTCTTTTCGAGCCAACAATCTTGGTCAAGATAGAATATATAATCAGTATTAATTAAATGTGTAAAAGCCGCATAGACACGATGGCCATAGAATCCGTTGCCACCGACATTGATGGGTAAATAACAAACTTTTAGAAAAGGATTACCCACATAACTATCAACGATAGATTTAACTTTGGGGTTGAATTCAATACCATCACCGACAACATAACAATGTGTTTCCATAGTCTGGTTTAATACAGACTCAATTGCATCTCTAACCTCAGGGGATCCTGTGGTCGGTATAATCACCGTTGCACTCATAATTAATTCCTAGTCAGTTTAAGTATCTTCTCGATTTGTTTTTCAATTAAAGGTTTACGATTCGGCCAATATATGTATTCTTTATCTCCGGTCGAATGTAGTTTGGTTAGAAAAGGAATAACTATCTTTTCAACTTCGTTCAATCTTAGTTTATAATCATCGGCTGTTTCAGCTGATTTATTTATGACTGAATTATATTCTTCTTCCGATACAGCAGAGAATCCAAAATCATCTTCTATATTGTCATACTCTTTTGCAAGTTTATCAAAATCTATTAATGCCATCATTTAACTCCGTTGAACTTGACTGCTAAATTATAAAATTGACCCAACTTGTGGTCATCACCCGTTTTGTTTGTTCTTACTGAAAATTTCATAACCAATTTATCTGCCGATGTTGCAACCAATTCAATAAAGAAATCTTGTTTCGATGTTGTTGAAGCGTAACATTTAATTGATTTTGTCTTAGCTAAGAATACGCCAACATCATCTTCATCTGTTAGTACCTTAACACTTGTATTGAACGCTTTTAAAACGAGTAAAGGAACATCACCAGCTTCGCCTGTGATTGCTTCTCTTAAATACTTAACTGTCTTCTTTACATCTCTAGGAAAAGCATCAATCAATGTGTCCCGAATAATAGTCAAACCTTTATCATATAAATCATTGTAACTTTTTGGATCAATTTTTTCCAATTCCGCCAATTTGGTTATTGTTTGTCTTTTTGCTATTTTGTCGTAACCATCTTTAGATGTACTAAATTTTTTATATACTTCATCATATAATTTGTATCTTAACTTCTCTACATCATTCTTATCCAATTTCTCTAAAATAGGATTGACATATGTGTTTAGTTTAGGTTCACTGGAGTTTTCATCACCCGCTTTTAAAGATACACCTAACATCTTACCATCTTTATATTCTACAAACAAATCGCCTTTGTGTTTAGAATCCACACCATCAGGTTTAGCACGGTAACCCCAAATAACATTTGATATAGGTTTCTTTCTATGTTCATCTTTCAACCAATCCAAAACGCCAATGGCATTTTCCATCTTGATTTGAAATTTAGAAGATTTTGGAAAATTGTTAATGAATTCAGTACCAGACTTTCTATCTTTATCGTTGACATATACAGTCAATTTTTTAGGATCGGTAGCCTTAACTTTATCGTAAAAATCTTTCCAATCTTTAGGTGATATTTTCTGTGTGAAACCAACAGCAGGTGCAAGTTCTGTAATAGTGGAATTTAAAGTTGTTTCTTGCATACCGCCAGCGGCAGGTTTGAATACCAAAAATATCTCATTATTTTTTACTTGAGGATCATCAATTACTGTAACCTCTGTACTACCAGATAAAGAAGGTTCTTTTTTTCTGTAATTATAGATTTTAACTTTGGTCAGTAATTCTTCGATTTCTTTTTGCGTTGCCATTCTGTTGCTAGCACGCACAACATATACTTCCTTATTACGACTCTTTTTCTTTAGTTCGTAAGGGAATTTATTGAGTATCTTAATTACAGGATGTATTTTGGTTGCCATGATTGTATTTATCTGATGATATCTATGTTAGTATCATTTGTCCATACTTCCAATTCATTCCTTAAACGGCCTTCAGTCTTCAAGGTTTCATAACGATTGGTTGCTTTATTCTTCCACCAAGCAATAACATTCTCTAAGTTATATTTGTCATACGATTCATCTCTAACCAGAGTATCGGTTGTACAGTTAATATAATCTACAGAATTCTTAAACCCATAGTTTGAAGTGTAGTATCGTTTCTGTTCGGTCAATTTCTTTGCATTGTTAATTGTTTCCATAAACTTGGTAAACTCTGGTTTACCTTTAAGTGCGGCCTTGGTCATAGAGATAATCTTCATTGAGATTTTTAATTTTCTACTAGAAATATCATCGTCTACAATCTTACCAACTTTACTCTCAACAAAATCACGCAAATTTTCATAAGGTTTTCCATGCATCATTGGTAGAAAATCTGAATCAGTTAAACCTTTATAACGAATATATGGTTTCATACCATCATACTGTGATGATTGTTTAGAAGAACCATACAAACTGGTAGTTTCAAACAGGCACATATTCATGTTGTATTTCTTGTTTACCATTTCACGAATAGTATGTGAACAACAAATGGCTGCCAGAAGTTTACCACCAAGATAATTAAAACCAAATGGTTGAGATGGTACAATAACAAAACCCATCATAGTTGAGTCATTGAAACGTCTGGCACGGTCAGGGTCTTGCGTAAACACTTGTCCAAGCATCTCATTTCGTGGTCTACAGTTGATGACAGGTGAACCAAGTCGAATGAATCCTACGAACTTTCCTGTGTTCTTTTCTCTAACTGCCACTTTGAGATTACGACCGACTGGTGCAATGTTAATGTGTGAGCTGGTAATGGCAAGCAATGTTTCCCATGTTTCGGTTGGTATTTCTACCACTTCTAAATCCATATCATTCGGATGCATAGAAAAATCAGAGAACAAATCGTCCTCTGGTGGAAACAATGAAGTTGGAATTTCAGATAACGAATTTAATTTTTGGTCACGCATATATTCATCTATGCGACTAAAGTTGCCAAAATAATCTTCGAAAGCCTTAACGCAAACTAATGCGTCTTCGTATGTCAGATTCATACTTTAAATCCACTAAACTTCTTAGGTTGTCTTTCACGTTCACCAAAAGTGTTTAGTGGTTTATCGTGGCCTGCATCAGCAAGACCTGTCTGTGCTGATTGTTCAATATCATACAGTTTCATTTTCGACCTGTCAATACCAACGGTGAATCTTTTGAAGTATGTTGGGTCATTATATCTGTTCTTCAACTGTTTGACCATAATCTGGCCAAGTTCTTCTAGTTCTTCAGAAGAAATCAAAGCAAACATCAAGTCTGCGGTGGCGGGAAGTCCGAACGACTCAGATGTATCTTCAAGTCCTGGATCACTTGATGTAAATCCGGATCTGGTAGTTTGTGTCGCAGATACAATAGGAACATTATGCTCAACAGCTAAGCCTCTAAGCTCTTCTGCAATCGATTTAACATAGGTGTATGAATTAATATTTGCACCAGCCTTAATACGAGAACTACAACAGATGTTAAGATAATCAATAAAGATAATATCAGGTACAAAATTGCGTTTGAGATTAAGTTCATTTAATAATGTTCTGAAATGTGTTGTGGAAGCAGCTGCGGTTGGATACTCTTTAATGATAAGTTTGCCTGTAGTCTTTTCACGGACCTTCTGCACCTTCCTATCATACATATCTTTTGGTAATTCAATCAAATCATCCAAAGAAACATTGAGCAAGTTAGCATCAATACGTTCAGCAATTTTTTCTTCAGCCATCTCAAGGGTGATGTACAATACATTTTTACCCAAAGACATACACGAAGCGGCAACATGGCACATAAACAAAGACTTGCCAACACCGGTGCCAGCAAGAGCAATATTAAGAGTTTTGGCAGGTAGGCCACCTTTTGTAATCTTGTTAAAGAGGTCCAAGTCGAATGGGATTCGTTCTTCTTTTCTGTGATAGAATTCATATCGTTCATCAGAGTTCTCCAAATAATCATGGCCAACAGAGTTATCGAAACTTACCGCCAAGGCGTCCGATAATATTTTGGGAATCGCACCTTTGTCATTGGTCTTGTCTTTCCCATCGAGAATAGAAATAGACCCCAATACTGCGTTGTAGATTGCCTTTTCTTGGCAAAACTTTTCGGTCTTATCAGTAAGCCATTGAACATCGGATTGTTCTTCTTTAGAATCTGCAATGTCTTTAAGATAGTCCGAACATTTCTCCACTTCGTCATCCGTAAGATTACGCCTTTCTTTGACGGCCAATGCAAGTGCTTCAATCGTTGGTGTATTATTGTAAGCTTCCGTGAATGATGTAATTTCATCGAATAACACCCTCTCTACGTTAGTAGAAAAATATTCTGTCTTTAAAAACGGTAATACTTTCCTGAGATAATCTTCATTATAGACCAGATTCTTTAATATCGTCAGTTCCAGCTTCATCAATAATTTCCTGTTCAATGTTAGATGACATGATTTCTACCAATAGGTCACCAATATGGTTTTTAAAGTCGCTATCTTTTTCTAGCTTCTTTGGCTTGCTCACAGTAGATTCTAACACATCGTAACCAAAAAGTAAATACATTTGTTCATTTTTTTCTTCAAACTTTACCTTACCATATTTGAATGTGGTATCTTTATAAGGTCCATCTAATAGTTTGATATGTACTGTAGTCTTATCATCTTTAGGATAAATGAAACAGAAATCTATACCTTCAATCATTTTGTCTTCTCCACTATTTCTTTATAACCCGCCCATGATGGATGTATGCCATCGGGTTGTAATTTGGTGATGGGCAATACTATATCTCCATAATATGCGGCAACTTTTTTAATCGTTTCTTGTATATCAGGTTTGATAGCTGGTAGAATCCAATAAACTCTATCTGCTTTGGTTAACTGACGAATGGTGTGCAATTCATTTTCGGTTTTAACATATTGATGGTCATTACTTCCTAAACTGATGATAACAGTTTTTGCTTGATAAGGCGCCTTGTCAATATTTTTATTAACCCATTGATAACTATTGATACCGCCTTTAGCAATTACAGCACATTGCTTACTAAACATATGTGTACCTACAGCAATGCTGTCGCCCATAATTAAACAATCAATCATCTTGTTTTACCTTAAATACATTATAAAATTGTGATATACAATATCTACCATAACCTAAATCCTTACCATTCATTTCAACTTTTTTTGCTTGATGTAAATAGTGTCCAGGGAAAATAACAATCATATTATTTTCAATTTCTATGTTTGCATCAAATTTAGCCGGATCCGAAACATCAGTTTTTTTTCTTTGTTTTATTAGAAAATTTCCACCAGAAAACTTTTTTGGTTCTTTGAAAAAATACGAACAGGCTGTTATGTAACTAAAGTCTGTATGTGGTTTATAAAAACCTCCATTGGAATAATATGAAATTAAAACATTAGACATACATAAGTCCAATTTTAAATCTTCATAATAATTACTATATTTTGTAAAAGTTTCTGCAAGATTTTTAACCTTGTGAGATATTTTTAGCAATTCATTATCAGGAGTTTCTTCATAATATATCCACTTACCTATAGCTCTTTTAAGTGCTCCATGCTCGGATTCTGCGCCACCAATTTTTCTAGATTCGGATTTGTCCATCAGATGTACAGTTTCTAATTCTTTCCATATAATATTCACCTCTTCTTCGGAATAAAAATTTTTAATAATTAGAACGTGAGGTAAATTATCTGAATAGACAATTTCCATTTTTATGCACCATTCATCGTTTCGATATCAAAAGCTTCCGCTACGTCTTCGGGTTTCATAATGCTTCCTGTTGCCATACGATATTTGTTTTCTACAAATTCTCTAAATGATTTTTGTTTAAGAACAGGCATCCAAAATTCTTTTGTATCGGTTTCTTTAATACGGAATTTCTTATCTTCTACTTCACCCGTATCTTTATCTACTTTCGAATACCAACCATTGCTAGGCTTGATAACGTGTCCGGATTCAATTGCAATATCCAAAAGGCCAGACCACTTGCTGATGCCGCCATCAAAAGATACAGTAACAGGAATCTTAGATTTTTCTTTAACATAACGAGATTTTTCTACATTGATAATAAAATTATAACCAACAACTTCTGTACCTTCTTTTTCTTGTTGACGGCCAAGAATAAAGATGTTGTCTGCGGAGTAATATGAACCTGTACCACCACCAACAATATCTTTAGGGAACATACCAATTTCTTTGTATGTATGATTCACAACAATCATTGGAATGTCTTTCATCGTCAAGTGTGGAGTTACCATACGAAACAATGATTTGATTTGTTTAGCTCTAGACATATCTGCGACAGATTTTTCTGCCAAAGCATCTTCAACTTCTTTCTTTGATGCCAAGTTACCAATTGAATCAATAACGATAATAAGCTTATCATCACGGTCCAAAGTTGTTAACTGTTGCATTATGTCGAATTTGAGTTGTTCAATATCTGTAAGAGGAGTATGGAGCACCCTGTTTGTGTCAATATTAAAAGAATCAAAATAAGACTGCGGAGTACCAAACTCCGAATCATAGAATAAGAGTGCTGCATCTGGATATTTGTCCAAGTAAGATTTGGCCATCAACAAACTAAAGGCCGTCTTAAAGTGTTTAGAAGGACCTGCCCACATTGTAAGACCTGGTGTTAAACCACCATCTAGTTTTCCTGATAAAGCCACATTGATGATTGGAATGGCTGTAGGTATCATATCCTTCTGTGTGAAGAATTTTGATTTGGATAGAATAGCAGATTCTTTGATACTGCTGTTCTTTTTAATTTTTTCTAATATACTCATATAATCACCTTATGTTAAAATCTTTACGCCTCATACTAGGATGTAAACCCATCATAGGGCGACCATCATACTTAAAATTTGCAAATGAACCATTCACATCAACATAATGTAGAAAGGCTTGAATTTGCTCTTTGCCTTTATACTTAGTACGCCAATGGGGAATTTTTGCACCTTCATACACACACATTACACCTACATCAAGACTTAATGCTTGTGTATTTCCTGTCAAATCTTTGAACCAAATTTCCCAAGGTTCATCAGTTACCGATAATGTAAGTGTTACTGAATACTCACAACTAGGTCTATCCAAATGTTCCGGCATTTCTGCATCATTGTAATATATTCTACAATATGTGTAAGACGGCAACAATACTTTATTGACAATCTTTTCAATTTTTGGTACTAACATTTCCGATAATACCTCTAAAGCATCTACGCCATATTTACTGTAACACTTTTCAACCAAATCATCACTTTGATACAAACTTGAGTTGGTTACAAACCTGTAATTATTTGCAATCATTCTTATATTTCTTGATAACAAATCACAGGTTTCGGAACCAACTGCATTAGGAACAACTTCAAATCCGTGTTTTTCGAATGTCATTTTTCTTTTTCTTTAAAAGCGTACTCAGCGCTATAATCATATTTTGGTTCCAACTTTTTTTTTATTGGACCTAAATTTATTTCATCACCTGTAACCGGATCATGAGCAAATGGTTGTTCGACAACTTCATGGTGTTCTGAATAAACTCCAGGCGCATGATGCTCTTCACGGGGTACAATAACAGTTGCAGGTTCAACAACAGGTTCAGGTTTCTTTTCTTCCATAGTTGCCAAATTTTGTTTGTCAACTTTAATACTTTCTTTGTCATTTTTGGCTTCTTCATCCAATATTCGAGCAACTTTTTTACCTCGCTCAAAGAATTCGATAACACCATTTTCTTCCTCTTTGTCTTTTTGTTTCATAGACATATTTGCTGCTATCAATAATAACACAGCTAGAGGGTCAAATACAACCATGATTAACATGATTACCAAACGAACGGCCTTGTCTATGGCATTATCATCTTCACTACCATATACCATTTCACCAACATATTTAATTGGTCCAACTTCAGCAATCAATTTGTTTTCTTCACGCAATAATGGAAGTTTTCTATTTGAAATTTCTTTTAATTCTTTTTGTGTATCTTGTATCTGTTTATCTAATCTATTACTTGCGGTAGATGGATCTTTAGCTCGAGCAAGCAAATAATCCAATCTTTCCTTGGCAATCTTTTCTTGTTGTGAAAGTGTTCTGATTTCAACCGAATTGGCACCAGCATCTAGTGTTGAATCAATATGGGATTTGGATAAGAAACCAAAGATACCCATACTGGTAATTAACATTAGAATTACTACTGCGGTTGTCAGATATGTTTTTAGGAGAAACGGACAGACTTTCCAATTACGATATAACCATGACGTAGTTACCAACTTACTCATTTCAAGGACGGAACCCATAAAGACGATTGGCCAAAACGCACCTGTAAAGATAGCGGCAAGGCCAATGACTGAATAGTATGCTGCGATACCTGATAATAATAATGCTGATAAAAGCGTTAAGTATATCATGTGAAGAAATCCTCTATCGAACTAGTTTTTTCTGTTGACCATCCCATGCAGTCCAGAATGACTTTGATTGGTTCTAAAAAGGCCTTATCAAACTGCATATCATAGTCGATATACTCTTGCAATTCAAATTCTTTTGGCAATCGTTGCGGATACGAAATTACTGTATCTTTAAAAGGGTTAGGCATTTTCAGATAGGTGAATTTTAACTTCTCACCTTCTTGTATGAGTGGGTATTTTTTGGTTAAATTTTTCTGTTTAAGGTAATGATTATATAATATCGCACCTTTAACATGAATTGGCGTACCTTTTTTATATAAAGTTGCCGCATCAGCATAGGTATTTAGCCCATTCAGACCCCGTGGAAACGAAATTTCTTCGGCTGGCAACTTCTTGAATTCTTTTCTGAAATCGGCAATAAATGTATGAATATCTTCTTGTGTGCCATTCACCATCAAATCAATAGCCTTCTTCATCTTCTCACGAATAGCTGATGGTGTTGATGATTTAATCATCTCCAGACCCATCACCTTCATTTGAGGTTCATTGTATTGAACACCTTCATTGTTGTATACGTTTAGAATATATCGTTTCTTCGCAGTCCAAATACCTTTGTCGGATAGACCTTCACGTTTCATTTGCATTTTCTGTGTAGGAGCTTTAACATAATCTGCAAGTTCTTGATAACATTTGTCAATATAAGGTTGTAATTTTTCTTCACAGATTTTATCCATGAGAGCAATTACTTTCTGTTTATCGGAAGTATCTTTGATAAATTTATTAACTAATTCACCCATACGGAGATAAATTGAATCGGTATCTGATGCAATAACATAATCACTTTTGGTGTCAAGAAGTTTATTCATGTAATCATTTATCTTAGCCTCAATCCACCGAATAGACAACTGGCCAGCAGAAGTAACACCAAGAGCCATTCGCAAATCATAAAAGCGGAAATACTGGCTACCAAGAGCACCATAAGCAGAATTAAGAGAAACCTTCTTTGCAAGTTGTATGTTGTTATACTTGGCAATTCGTTTTTCAATT